GCTCGGATTCGCGACCATGGGCACAACAGCTTGCAGGGAGTTGTTGAGCCAGTTGTTGAAGGGTGGCACGAACTGAGCGAGCGCCACGCCGGCGGTCACCAGAATCAGCGCTGCCGCCATCGCCAGAGATCGAAAGTGCTTTTTCATCGGGATCCTCATGATTTGGGCAGCTTCCCGCCCGTTGCTTTGTAGTGGTGCAAGAACTCCGCTGGGCCCATGGCGCCGCGGTCGTACTGTTCCTCGAGCGTCAGCGGCCTTTCGTAGCCGACATAACCGGCCAGCAATTCATGCATCGGAGGCCACTCCTCCCAATAATCGTAGAGCTCGTAAACCTGCGGGAGCGTGAGCCGACCAACTTCGATGGGCGAGAGGCCAAGTCCCGTGGCCACCCGCCCAACGATTAGCGTCAGCCAGTCTTCACGCTCCCGTCCTCTTCCCCCGGTGCTGGTGTCTTCGTCTCTTTCTTGATCAACCCGCAGACTTCGAGAACCACGTTGTTGGCCGCCAGCAGCTGGTCGAGCGTGACACCACGGAGCTTTTTGAAAGTCTCGAGGTCCATGCCGATGCCAGCTGCGAGGATGTCGTAGGTGCCTTCGTACCAGTTCGCCTCGGCTTCCACCGGGGTGACGGTCTTAAGCTGAACTTTCGCCGTGCCGATTCCGCATCGGCGCAACGCATCGAGTGTGAGAGGCTGCACCTCGTACTCGATTTCCCCCAACATGATCTTTCTGACGTCCACTCGGTTCTCCTATTTCAACGGGTTTTAAGGTTCTACTTAGTATCCAATTGGATGCTAGTTGGATACCTGCGCTTTGCTGCTGATATCGCGGCACGTTTTTCGGGCGAGCATGGAACCTGAAGCTTTTTAAGAACTTCAGGCCGACGCATTGCCATTTTAGTGGCTTCTGATATACGGCGACAAACTTCTGCTGATCTTGGTTTGCCTTTGCGTGCAATGCTCATCGCGGCACGTTCTGATTCGGTGACAGGACCGCGCGTTCGACGCAATTTGAAACGCTCGCACTGCTCTGTCGTCAGTTTCCGTCCAAGTTGGCTCCCCGCGGTTGGGCTGGCGTTGTAACCATTCCCATAAGACCGAAGGTTATTAATCCAGATCTGCTCCCGCTCGATCAGCTTCGATCTATCTTCAACGGTTTCGATGACCACGAACTCAAACGCATCAGCGCCGTGCTTATCCCATGCGCGTTGCAGAGCAATGGAATGATGGTTTCCTTTCCGCAACCGATGCCGATGTGTTTTCCAGCGACCCTCAATGCTGATGCCCGACCCCACATAGTGGTGGCCGTTCACCAAATTGCTGATCCTGTAAATGCCCGTGGTCATCATTAAATCGCTGAAAGTCTTACGAAATTTGCGGGTAACTGATCTCGTAGACTTGCTGGCCTTGGTTGGCGAAGAAGCCGAAATCGATCTCGGGCATCATGAAGTCGACCAGCTTGTGGGCACGCGTCAGCTTGGTCGACACGGCGGCGAACATACGGACGTAGTAGGGCTGCCCGTAGAGGCTCGACGAATAGTCGATCTGGAAGGTCGGCGTGGTGCCGATCGGTGTGTTGCTGACGATGATCTTCTGGCCGCCGCTCGCGGAGAGATAGGCATAGGTCAACAGCACGCCCACGGTGTTCTCGGCCGTGTTGAAAGCATAAGCGCCGGTGACGGCGTTGACGGAGTACTGACCAACGGTCGGCGCCGCCGTCACTTTCATCAGCGGCAAGCTGGTGAGCGCGTAGATGACGCCCAGATCCGTGTCGAAGGTGCCCGTGCCGCCATGGCTCGGAGTCGCAGCGCCAGCCGTGATGGTCTGGGCTTCGCCCTGCGCCATGATCAACTGACCGGCCAAGAAACTCTGGCCGTTGAAGACAGCGTTGAGCGCGATGCCCGAAACGGTCGCGGCCTTCATCTTGCCGGTGGCCTTCAGGGTGCCGCGGGCGATCACCAGAGGGTACTGATTCTGGCCGTACAGTTCCTTCGTTTCGCCCGCCTCGTCATACGAGAACTCTTGGGCGTAGCCGATGTTCACCGGGGTCTGATTGGCGATATCGTTCCGGGTCACATAGAGCGAGCCCGGGCCGAACACCGCAAGAGGCACCGTGTTTGAGGTTGTTCCAACCATGTCCTTTTCCTTCTAGTTGAGCGATGGACCTACGGGCCCATGGCGATGATGTGTACGGGAATAATGGCGACGCCCTGTTGACCGAGGACGCCTTCGTCGGTTTCGATCTTTCCTTCAATCCAAGCGTCGAAGCAGGTGCCGCTGAGTGTGCAGCGGTTCTCCATGCGCCCGGGGCCTGATGCATCGCGTTGAAAGACTCCGCGAATTCGTGCCAGCAAGGCGTTCATCGCTGGCGTGATCGGTGTGCGGTCACTCGGCGCCGTGGCGTAGAGGTAGACCTTGCAGTCCAACTCCCACTTGCCAGGCTGGCCGGTGCGCTTCTCCTGCTTCTCGGAGATCTGGGTCTGATAAAGGACCGGCTGCTCGGATTGCTGCACGTCAGCCCAATGGCGCAGGATCCTCGAGCAGCCATCGGTGAACCCGGCGCGGTAGCTGCCTTGGGTCGTATCGGCCGTCACCGGCAGTGTCAGGGTGATCTGGCTCTCGCTGTCGACCGTGAGGATGCAGGCGCCGAGCGGGACGTTGGGCGCGATCACCGCGAGGCCAGGCAGCAGGGTGTCGGTGTCGCCGCACGGATCCTTGACGTTTCGAAGAACAGGGTCGCCGTTCACGGCATCGGCCAAGAACGTCACACTGCCGGAAGCCACCAGCTGGGCGAACAGGTTGGCGTAGATCGGCTCGAAATCAAACGGATCGCTCATTGAAGCGACTCCATCGGAATCGTCTTGCCCGAGAATTCATGCGTGCTGTCGCCCTGATACTTGATCTGACCCCCTTCGATGAACAAGTGGCAGATCTTGTCGCCGGGCTGATCGCCGTAACGAACCAGAATGCTCGGGCTAACGGTTGGGCATTCCATATTGCCGTCGAAGGTCCAGCGCGGGTGATCGCCGGTGGTCTTGAACCAGTGCGCGACCTTGCACCCAGGGCACCAGAAGATGAACTCAGCATCTTCCGGCGATTCCTGCTTGCAACGATCGAGAAGTTGGGGCGCGCTCACAGCTTCATCTCCGCTGCAATGGCCGCATTGACTTCAGGACCGACCCGCGGCGCGAGATCCTTCAGCGCCGAGCGCAGGAACGAGCGCTCCTTCAGCGGCGGATGCACCACGCGCTTGGCGAAGATGAACTTGCCGCCGCCCGATGGCTTGAAGCGCAGCGCCTTGGCGCGCACCGGCTCGATGATCCACGAATGCGGCACGCCGTACTCGTGGGGCTTGCCGTAGGGCACAGTCGCCTGATTGAAGCCCACCGAAGAAGTGATCTGAGCGGCGGTGTCGACCGTTTGTAGGTTCTGAGAACTGGCCAGCTTGCCGGTGCGACGGTTCAGCACCTTTCCCGACAGGTTCTCGACGACAGCCGCATGCAGTTGCAGCCCAAGCTTGGTCATGACGCGCAGCACGGCAAGATGGATCCGCGCCGGCAGTGCGGCCAGCTTTGCCTCGACGGCAGTATCGCCAACGAATTCGAATTGCACGGTCATTCGTTCGGCACCACGTCGATGTAGGACTGCAGGCGGTCCATAACGACCGGCAACATACCTTTCTGCGTGTAGTAAGTGACGTTCTCGCCAGCAAGGCTCTTGCCGTTCTCGCCAACTCGTGCGCGCCGGTTGTACTCGAGGATGGTGGTCAGAATCGTTGCTTCCTCGATATCCTTTTCCGTGTAGCTGTAGCTGACCAGCACGCCTTCGCTGACGTCGGCGGTGTTGAACAGATAGAAGCCATCCGGTGCCGTCGCCGGCACGTACTGGCCCTCGGCCGGGGTGCTTTTGACCGCGGTCAGCGGGGTGCCATCCGCATATTTCACCGCATAATCGAGCGACCACAACTCGAACAGGCTGCTGCACTGGATCTTCGCGTCGGATCCGACCGTCGCTGGCTCGTCCGGGATCAGGAAGCCCGCGTCATAGTTGATCTCGATGTTCTGGAAGCCGGACGTGTAGACCCATCCGCGCAGGTAGAGCATGCCTTGGGCGAGATTGCAGACCCATCCATAGGTCGGCGCGCTCGTCGACTGCTGCACCTGCGTCCCGTCGATGTAGAGGCTGTTCACCTTCACCACCGGGTAATTCAGCAGCTTGATGCCCTGCGTGCCCTGCCCATTGCGCGGCTCGATGTAGGTCTTCGTCGTCAGGTTGCGCTGGATCGTCTGCAGGATGGCTTTCGAGGCGGCGGTGATCTCACGCTGGATCTGCGGGTCATCTGCCGAGGTGGCAATAACCGGCGTGCGCCAGTTCTTGACGTTGTTCAGCGTCGTGAGATCACCAATCCGCCCCGGCATGGCCGTCGCTCCTGCTACTGGCCTTCAGCGGGCGCAGGCTGGCCTTCGCCAGGCGCGCCAGCACCCTTATCGCCTTCCCCGCCCTCTTGGCCGGGCTCACCCTTCGGCGGCTCTGCCGCAGGCGCAGGAGCGGCACCGACAGGGCCGATCACGGTCTGGCCCTCGGGGCCCTTGCTAACCTCGATCTGGTAGCCCGCCGCCTTGAGGATCAGGTTCACCACCTGAATGCGGTCAGCACCCTCGGGGACGACGACGTTGCGCAAGATGGCCTCTTTGATCAGCGCTTCGTCGGTCATCGCCATCAGCGCTTCGGCCGGCCCCATGGCGATCACGGCCTTCAGGGCGGCCAGCAGGGCTTCCTTCGAGGCGTTGGGATCGAAGGTGGTGCCCGACTGGGTCAGCGCGGCGATCAGCTGCTCCTGCGTCATGGTGTCTGGATCTGGACGCTCGTTGCCGGTGCTGGCTCCTTTGCCATCGTCGCCGGTGTCTTTGCCAGCGTTCTCGTCGGTGACTTCGGTCTTCGGCGAGGACTCTGCCAGCGCCTTGGCGTCCTTGTCGAATTCGGCCTGCACCATGCTGCGCAGGGTCTCGTTGTTCGTGGTGCCGTACACCAGCACGCTGCGGCCTTTGAGGAAGGCGAACATTTCGGCGCGCTTCATTTCCGAGACCTTCGGGGTCTCGTCGACCGGCGCTTCGTCGTTGCTGCGCACGTAGCCCAAGCTTTCCATCTTCGCTTGGAAATGATCTGGCACTTCGACCAAACCGTTCTTCACGGTGAACTGCTGCTGCTCGACCGACAGGCCGGTCATATCTGCTGGAACTCGGAATTTCATTGTCGACCTCGTTGCGTTGAATATCTGGTTCTGAGCGAAAGCCCGGGACGGCCGAAGCCGTCCCGGGTTTCTCGATCGAGGGCCCTTAGAACGAGGGCGAGCCGCTCGGCGGATTGACGTTGCACAACACGCCGAAGGCGGGCGTGAAGTAGCAGGAGAACACTTCGTCCACGTAGACGCCGTACTCGTAGCGACGAGTGCGGAGCGGCCACTGGATCTGGTAGTAGTCCTGCCGCACGTGCGCCTCGAGGAGATTGGATACTCCTGCGAGTTCGTACGGCGTGCGATCCGACCAGAAGATGATCATGCCAGGCGGCACGAACGGGTGCAGTTCGATATCCAGCGTATTCCCGAAGAACTTGTTGAGATAGCTGGTGACGCGACGGCCAGCGACGATTCGGCCGGTCGACTGCTCGGCATCGAACAGGATGCGGAAGGCCTGCGCCGCATTCTGGCCGAAGAAGGATCCCATGAAGTTGGCAATGTCGGTCGACGACATAAGGATCCGATTGAAGCCCAACTTGTACTGGTCGTACGCCGCCTGCAGCACGGCATCGAATTCGGCGATGTTGGTGCCGCTGATGGTGAGGCCGGTGTTCCCCGACTTCTTCGTGTAGACCAGCGAGCCGCCCGAGGACGTGGCGAACACGTCGCCCGACTGCACCACGGCCGGCAGGCTCGGGTTCGTGTACATCGTCGTCGAGTAACCGGCGCCGAAGACCGAACCGAAGATCTGGCTGATGATGCCATCGGGGAGAAGCGTGTTGACCGAGTTGTCCTGGAAGTTGCCGGCGACCTTCAGGTTATTGACCGGCTGCGTGTTGGCCGGGGCCTTGGTGAAGATCGCCTGGTTGCCAGCGGTGATCCCCGCGAACAACTCAGCGCCCGTGGTGGTGCTGACGTACCAAGCGTAAGCGACGGCACCCGGCACGGCCGCGACCGTGGCGGTGACGACTTGCGCGGTGGTGACGCTGGCCAACGAGGCCTCTGCCGAAGCCGCCGCCGAGCCGCCGCCGAACGTGTCGGTGGAGCCATCGGCATTGACCTTGGTGATCTGGCCCGGGACGCCGCCTTGGCCCGTCGAGGCGTTGTACGGCGTCGTATTGAGCCAGCCGTAACCGGCGAGCGCGACAGCCCGGACATAGACCGTGACGGTGCCGCCCCATGCGCCAGTGGTGCCACCGGCAGCCAAGGTCGGGGTCGGCGTGGTGCCCAACGGCGTCGAGGCATCGCCCAAGATCAGGCACTGCTCTTCACCGATCAGCGTGGAACGCAAGGTCGATTGAACCGCGATGCCCAACGACTCGGGGATCAAGTTCTTCGAGCCCAAGCGAGCCTCGAACGTGACGGACGATTCCAGGCCGAGGGTCTTGTAGGTGGCCTGTTGGTCCTGCTCGGAGATCGCAATGCGAGCGCCGCGGTTGCCTTCGGAGACGCCCAGCGACGTGTTGTTGATGTTGATCGCGTTGATGCGCTTCCAGTGATAGGCGTTGCCGCCGTCAGCCGGAACTCGCGGCAGGCGCGAGATCAACGGAATCAACTCTTTGAACGGGTACAGCATCTGCACCACGGGGCGCAGGTCGTACCAGAGCAGGTTGGTGGCTTGGCTGATGGTGTCGGCCTTATTCAGGTCGAAGCCCATCTTGGTTCCAAGCTGCTTGATAAAATCGTCGTTATCGAGCGCGGCTTGGAGGAACGCGTTGTTGGATTCCATCTTCTCTTCCTCTTCTCGAGGGGTCGGCTCTCCACCGCCCCGGTGTGACTTTCGCGCCGTTAAGCGCAGGTGATCGGGTTAGGTGGCTTTACTTGCCGGCGCCGCCGCGGAAGCCGGGGTCCATGACCGACCGGCCCATGCTGTGCTGCACCATGTTGGTGATCATCTTGGACGCAGCGTCGGTGAAGCTTTGCGGATCGTCGATATCCGGCGCCTTCACGCCATCCATCAACTTGGCCAGCGGCTGGTCGACGGACCCTGCGCCATTGGCGAACATGGTGGCATCCGGCACGAACGAGCGCGCACGGTGCGGGCCGCCCGGCATTTTGCCCAGGGTCTCGTTGACCGCCGCCAGGCGGGCATTCTCGACCATCAGATCGGCCTCGCGCTTCGAGATGAAGCCTTCCGGCGCGCCCTTGGTCAGATTGCCGGCAGGAGCCGCCTTACCCGGGTAGGGCTCGGTCGCCGAGTACCACGGCACTTGGCCTTCCTGGATCTGCTCTTCCGAGATCATGGTGGTGTCCGGGGTTTCGGAGAGTGTTCCGTTCTTCAGGCCCATCCAGCCGGTGACTTTCGTCATCGACGTGTGCGCCATTTCCTGATGATCGGCGGCTTCGCCGAACGCTTCACCAGCGGCCTTCAGCATCTTCATGCATTCGGCCATGTCCTTGGGCTCGGTCTTGCCGGCCTTGCCGAACTGAGCAAAGCCAGCGGCGGCTTTCTTCAGGTTGGTGAGACCGTCAGCGGTGAACTTGCCTGCCTTCTGCAGGTGGCCCGCCGCCTTGCCCATGTGTTCCTTGACCGCTGCAGCAGCGGCACGCTTGTTGAGGTCGGTATTCTCCGCGCTCATGAAAAAGGCTCCTTCTTGTCTGAGCAGATAGTGGGTGAGGTCATCGGCGTCGGTCATGAACTTAGCCTCCGATCCCTCGTGGGTTGCTTTCAGGCCGATGACGGCGGCCAACTCCGAGGCGATCTCGCCCAATTTCCGAGCCATGGCGGCGTCGTCGCCGTCTTGCTCGATCATTCCTTCTCCGATCAGGCGCCGTTGAGCGTCCCGGATTGAGGAAAATGCGTAGGACAGGTCTGCGACCGTCCCCATGCCCTTCTGCATGCGGTCGCTCATGTCGTCAGGGATCTCGATCGCCAGCACGTCGGTGCTGCCGCCCGCTTTCAGGAACGACCCGAGCAGTGGGACTTCGAAGGTGTCGGGAACGACGATCAGGGCGAGGCCGTTTTCATGCGTGCCGGCATCCTTCTCCATCGCCTCGATATCGGCGGCGGTGAGACCGTAGAATTCCGGGTCCGACTTGAACACCTTGAGGAGATCCGGGGTGACGGCCGCCTTCTTCTCCTTGGTGCTGCCTTCCCAGTCGGCCGGCAGGTGCTGCGTGGCCTTTAGGGCCTTGGCGCGCTGGACGATGTGCTTCTTCGCCGCTTCCTTGTCCTTGGCCCGGCCGTGCGCCTGGACGGCGTTCTTGACGTCCTGCTCGGTCTTGATCGGGTAGCTTCCATCGGGCATCGCCTCGCCGCTGTCGGCAGCCGTGGCGCGCTCCTTGTCGGAGAACTCGCGCTTGCACAGGTCGATGTAGGCTTCGTCGCCGTAGACCTTCCCGGCGTTCTTCAGGATCGGAAGGCTCTCGATCGCCGACAGGCCGTTGCCATTGCCGAGGCCGAGCGCTTTGCCGATGACGTCGCTGACGATGCGGCGCAGGAAGCCCACCTCGCCATCGCCTTCGGTGACGGCGCCGAGCTCGAATGCCGGATCCCAACCGATGGCGGCAGAACCCTTCGCAGCCTTAGCAACGGCGAATCGGCAGTCAGGATTCGCGGGCCGGTCGACCACGCTGATCTCCACCAGATCGATATCGGTGATCGTGTTGCCCTGCTTCGCCAGCTTCTTGCCGCCGATCGAGAAGCCCTTAAGGACTTCCTCGTCGATCAGCTTGCAGCAGGTCGGCTCGACGATTCGCGCCGTCAGGAACAACCCGGTGCCATCGACGTTGGCTTCCTTGGCGGTGCCCACTGGATGCGGCTGGTGCATCTGGCGAATGTTGCGCCATTCCATGTACGACGGCAGCGCCTTCTTGATCGCCTTCAGGCTCACGATCTCGCCGTCGAGGTCGAGGGTCGGCGTCGATGCGTAGCCCGAAATGGTGCGGGATCCGTCGTCGTTCTTCTCGACCTTCCCGAAGGGAAGGAAGTACGCGAAATCAGCGTTCGGCTTGTCCATGACTTCTCCTGGCGTTGGCAACAGCCTTGACGAGTCGCTCCATGACCGGAGCCCAATCGCCGGGCTTGTGCTGTTTGAGGGTTCTTACTGATTCGAAAAAAGCGGGCTGCATCTTCCAGCGCCAGCAGGTGACGTAGGGGAGCAGCACAATGGTGGGCACATGCATGGCGCCGGCGAGATTGGCGAGCGCCGAATCGACGGATACGACGAGATCCATTTGCTGCAGAAGCGCAGCCGTGTCGTAGAAGTCTTGGATCTGGGGCGTCAGATCATGAACCAAGCCTTCGGCGCCGAGCAGGCGGATATCGGCACCGGCCTCGTCCTTCTGCAACGAGTAGAGTTCGACGCCCTGAATGGACGACAGCTGCAGCAGGGGCTTCAGGCCAATCGAGCGGCGCACGGCGCTTTCATGGGCCATATTGCCGGGCGTCGGTGTCCGAACCATCCCGGCCGACCACGAAATGGCCACACGCAACTTCGGCGACGTCGTGGTGAAATCCTTGTCCAGCCGGAAATACGGCTTGGTGTTGGGCGTAGAGCCCATCTTCAGCTTCAGCGGCAAAGACATGAGGCATTCGTGGAAATCCACGCGCTCGCCGCTGCCTTCGGACTGCCATGGCACATCGTCGAGGATCACCCGGTCGATGTAGGGCTGGTCCTGCATCAAACGGTGCAGGCTTTTGGGACACGCGAAGATCACGCGGGCGCCGCGGTCATGCAGATCCTCGAGATAGCGCCCGAATAGGAACGTGTCGCCGAAGCCCTGCTCGTGGTGGATCAGCACCGTCTTGCCGACGACGTCTTCGCCATTCCAGCGCGGCACGTCCGTGTCCCACATGATCGAGCGGCCAACGGTGAACCAGCGCGCTTCATGAGCCTCGAGACCTTTCAGCAGATCGCCCTTCGACAGGAGCGCCCAAGCCCGGTCGGAGAGAGAGCGGTGATTCTGGCCGTTGATCTGGAAGGATCGGTCGTAGTGCTTGATGGCGAGATCGAACTTGCCCATCGACTGATAGAGCAAGCCGAGATTGTGGTGAACGCCCATGTCGTCGGGGTTCATCGAGAGCGCCTTTTCCAGCACCAGCTGGGATTCCTCGTACTGCTGCCCGCGCCAGAGCAGGTTGCCGAGGTTGTTCTTGTGGTGGAAAAGATGGGGCTCGAGAACAGCGCCACGCCGGGCGTAGTGGATCGCTGTCTCGAGTTGCCCCGGTTGATCGGCAACGCAAAGAGCCAACTGTGACAACGCCGGGGGACAATCGGGGTCTACCTGCAGCGCGGCGAGGTAATAGTTCCTCGCCTTCTCCAAGTCGCCCGCCCGATGGGACTCAAACCCCTCACGCACGAGTTCGGAAGCCGAAGGTGCGGTCGGGATCTTGTAGATGGCGTCGTCAAGCATGATCTGGTTCTTTCCGTTGCTGTTTCAGGTTCTGGTCGGCGCTGGCGTGGCTTACGTGCCCGGCGTCAGCGTGGTGTAGCCGAAGGTGAACGTGTGCGTGCCGTTCGGCGCGACGTGCGGGGTGACGAGACCGAAGGCGGCGATCGTCCCCTGTGTAGCGGCCGCCCCATCGTTGTACTCGCGGATCAAGGTGACGTCCTGATCGTTCGGATTGATCGGCACGGCGAGAACGCCGTTGGTGCCGATCTGAATGGTCGGCGACACGCCACCGGCCACGGCGCTCAAGACCTGCGACGTCATGGTGACGACGCCCTTGGTGGTGAAGACCGTGAGGGTGGTGCTGGCTGCGGTGACGACTGAGAGCGCGTCGACCGTGGTGGTGCCGTCGTTGGCAACATAGGTCAGCGTCAGCACGCCAGCCGTGACGGCCAAAGTGCCCGGGATGACGATCGCCTGCGCCTGACGCGGCACGTCGGGCTGAGCTGCGACGGCGAGCGTGCCGTTGGAGAGAGCGGCCGACGAATAGAGCAGGTTGACGTTGGCAACAGCCGGCGCTGCCACGGGAGTCGTATAGAACCGAGTGGTTCCCTGCACATAGGTGCAGCCAGCGGCCAGCAACGCCGGAACGTCGGCAGCGTTGACGGTGATGGTGCCATCCGACTGGACGGAAACGTTGCCGCTGTTGGCGGTCTGGATCACGCCGCCGATGGCAGAGGCATTGAGTTTTACAGTGGGCGTAGTCATTACGAGGCTCCTTCTAGCGCGGGCGACTCAGCCGGCGCGGGTTGAACAACGCCGGTCAAAGCGCACCGGCAACGAGGATGCCCGAGAGGCGCGATATCGCCTGACGGGAATAGATGATCGAGAGGAATGGGACCGGCATCGGCGTTTAGATCGCAGATCTCGGAGCAGACCTTGTGGTCTTCAGCCGTGGTCCATGCCTTGAAGATCACAAGGCCTGTCGAGCGTTGGGTCTCGAACATTGAGGCGAACGTGCCCCGGTTGTGCGCCATGCCGGTCTCGGCCTGGGCGATTAGCTGGGCCCGCTTGCGCGAGAACAGCGGAGAGCCCGTGAGTTCGTCCTTAAGATCCTCAAGAGCCCCTTGCAGATCAAATGGTTCGGTGCCGGGCGATAGGGCCTTTACGACGTACTCACGGATCTTATTGCGGGTCGTTTCCGTGATCGCCATGTCGGCGTCAGGGTTATCGATCAGCATGCCTGCCTCGTTGCGGATCTTGCCGACCATTTCGGCGGCGCGATCCCGGGCGTACTCGAGCGCGGTCTGGTGGACCTGATTGAGAATATCGGGGCCGCTGCCCACTTCGATCCTCAGCTTGGCGGCCATGCCGGCGCCAGCCTTGTCGACCACGCGGGTCAGGGCTTCCTCAGCGGGCTCGATAATCTGATTGAACATGTCGAGGTCTACCGCAGCTGATGCCTTCTCGGCAATGCGCTCGACGTCGGCATCGGTCAGTTCGATGCCGTGGTGGCCGATCATGCTGGTGACGCCATCGATCACGCGCTCGCGCACCTTGGGCTCTGCCTTCTCAAACATTGCGGCCACCGCTGCCTCGAGGGCTCGCTCGGCTTTCAGGATCTCGGGGTTGTTCCTCGAGATCGCTGTTACCTCGCCGTCCGCGGCTTTCCCAAAAGGGACGATGGCGTCTTCGCCTACCCCCGCCCATTTATTCGCTCGAGCAGCACCTTTGGCGGGCGGCTTCTTGACGGTGGTGAGCGGCGGCTGATTGGCCTGCGCCTTCTGGTTCTTGATGTTGACTTCGTGGCTTTCTTGCTGCCGGTCGAGCTCGTCGGGCTTGGCTTCAGCCTGCGCACGGTTGGCGGCAACGGTCTCCTCGAGCGGGACCGGGCCGGTGGCGGTGGTGACGGTGAGGACTGCGGCTTCGCCGCCCATGGCATCCAGCCCGATCTGCTCCCGGCCTTCGTCGCGGGTCATAATGCCCTCTTTGACGTAGCCGGTGACGACGGTCTGCTGCTTTACCGGGTCGACTTCCTTCTGCGGCGTGAAGTTGAACTCGATATCGTCGTACCCGAAATCCTCTTGGATGATCGGGTCCATGATCTCTTCTTTGAACCATGTGTTCGTCGGCAGCAGCCCTTCTTCCTCGGACGCGTCCTGCGCCGATTCGGCCGTGGCGCGGTTCATCTGCTTGATGAAGGGAGTCGGCGAGATCGAGAACGCGAAGCAGATCAGGCGCGCCCACCATTCATCGATATCGGCCTTCAAGGCATCGCCGTTGGCGTTCTTGATATCAAAGGGCTTCATGCCGCCCGGGACGAATCGCACGCGAGACTTCAGCGCGATATTGCCCGCCATCAGCGCGTCGAAGTGCGCCTGGAAGAGCGTGGTCTGCTGCGCTGTCCAGCCCTCGGGGACCGTAATGATCAACTCGGGCATCGATCCATCGGTCCAGAAGCTGTTTTGATAGAACAGCCGCTTAATACCCACGCCGATCTCGACGAAGATCTGCTCGACCGGGGAATATCCCCACACCGGCGTCTGAGGCGTCGGGCGCATGGGCGCGTAGAGCAACTCCGAGAGATCGAAGTTGACCATCGGCAGGCCCTTGATGATCTGCTGAAAGGCCGGGTTCGGGTACATCGGGATCTGCCCGGTGTCGTCGATCAGCGGCTTGATGGTCGCGCCATCGATCACGGTCAGCGCCAGAGGCTTTCCATTCGCAGCGCGCCATTTATAGATGCTCGGCGAATCGATCACGAACAGATCCTCGAGCAGCATGCGCTTCCAGCTGCTGAAGGTCTTGCGGCCGTCAGGACGCTTGAAGAAGTCGTTGAGTTCATCGATCTGCTTGGACTTGGCCTTCGGGTTTCCCTTCTTCTGGAATGCCCAGTCCTGCCGCATGAATTGATCTTTGCGGGTCTCGATCACGGTGCGCAGGATGCCCCATGACCGACTCATCGTCTGCAACTGGCGCATGAAGTTGATCCGCACCGGGCCGTAATCGAGGTTCCAGCCGGTGCGATAGTCGAAGGCGCGTGGATAGTTGACGTACGGCGGCCCGAACGGCTCGATCGGTTGGAAGGGCGAGTACCAGTTCCCGTCGAGATCCACCTCGTCGATGGTGTTCTTCGGCTGCCGTCCCGCCAACTCGTTATAGATCGAAGGACCGCCGCCATAAGCGGTGCCCGGCGTGCCGATGGGGTTGCGCGGCGGGCGCACGGCATTCTGATTGCCGGTCGGCGCGTTGCCGGCCGATACGCCCGGATGCAGCTGGGTCTGAGAAGCGCCCATGGTCAGCGTCGGCGTTTTCTCGAGGTTAGGATCGATCGCACCGGCCCGGACCATTGCCCGGCGCATCTTGGCGAATTGCTTGCGCTCTTTACGGTTCATCGAGTCGGATCTCCCGCAGGGCGGGCCATGACCACGGTCGACGGGTCGCGGGTGTACGCGACCACGGCCGAGGGCAGCATGAAAACCACCAGCTTTTCATCATTCGTTGCGACGATGCCGGTGCCGTAGTCATCGGGCTCGAGGCGCCAGCCGGGATAGATCATCGAAAAACCCGGGCTCAAGAGAGCGCAGACCTTCTCGACGTTGGAACGGTGTGCAGGCGTGTTGGGGCAACTGCCGGTCATGGGTAGCACCCCGGATGCCACATATCGATGCCATCGGTGATCCGGTTCTCGGTCACCGGCTTCTGGCAGCGCTTGCACATCGGGCCTGAGTCCTGCGTGGCGTTGATCGCCTTCAGATAGAGATCGGTCAGTTCGTTGCCCTGCGCTGGCGGCTTCGGCCGGGCGACCTGATAGGGAAGCCGGTCGAGATCCGACTTCTCCGTCGCCAAGGCTGCGTTGCCGCGCTCGAGTTCGGCCGCCATTTGAGCGATCCAAGCCGCAGCGTGATCGTCCAGCATGACGTCGGTGGCGGCCCACACCAGCGCGTCGGCGCGGTTCGGGGATCCTTGGCCGATGTAGCCCATGGTCGTAAAGGCCACCTGCTCGTCTTCCAGCTTATCGAAGCGGCCGACGTGGTGGATCATGCCCTGCTCGTAGAGGGCGGCCACCGGCTCGGCCCGGACGTGCTTGCCGCGGCTGGCGGTGACTTCCTTGAAGGGCACGTTGGGGTCGACGGTCTGGATCACGAAGCTGACCATGCCGCCGCCATAGTTCACTTCGCCGACGACGTGATCGGCCTTGTGGGCGTGGTAGGCACCGACCGCGACCTTGCCCCATCCATTCGGCCCCTCGAGCAGGCTGAGATCATGAAAGACATAGCCGTGGCCGTTGGTGCCGAGGCCGAAGACGATGATGCCGATCTCGTCGTGGCCTTCCTCAATCGCATCCTTCGCACCCGAAGGGTCGACCGCGACGACGATGACGCGCATTTCCGGCACTTGGTCGGGCGTGACGCGGCAGCGGTCGATCATTTCGTAGGTCCAAAGGACGCCATCGCCCTCTTCGCCGTACACGCCGTCATAGAACCGCTTGCGCTTGCGCTCTGGCAGGTTTGCCAGCGACTTCAGGTACGCCGGCGACAGGTTCTCGGCGTTGTCCTTGGGATGCATGAAGAGATACTTGGCATCGAAGAATTCGCTGTCGGGCGTGAGCGCGAGTCGCGTGATTGGGTCGCGCTTCTCGATAAACAGGACATTCGTCCAGTGGCCACGGCCGGGCGGGTTGAGATCGTAGTAAGCGCGCTGGACGAGCTCGCGGCCATCCTTCTTCTTCACCACCTGCGCCAAGCGGGTCAGCGCAACGACCACCGAATCGTAGGGGATCTGGCTGACTTCGTTGAAGAACAGCGTGGCGAATTCCTTGCCCAGGATCTTGTCGATACGGGCCTTCTCGTCGAGGCCGCCGAGCCAGATCTCGGAGCCGTCGCCAACGATGAAATAGCCCTCTTTGTGCGGGCCGGTGAAGTTCACCAGCGGGAAGCACAGGCGCATGACCTTGGGCAGTGTGTCCTTGCCGATCGAATCCCAAACCGCATTGGCGCGGAAGCGGAAGATCCCATGGCGAGATCCGGGAGCCTGGCAGGCGCGATTGACGATGGTGCGCACCACGGTGAACGTCTTGGTCGACCGGGCGCCACCGGCGAGCATGGTGTGGCGCTGATCGTTGCCGAGGAGATTGATCGCCTCGATCTGGCGCTCGGTCAGCTTGAAGCCTTCGGCGATGATCGGACGGCCGGCGATGAACGCCGCCACCTCGGGCTCCATCTTCGGGCCGGTGACAGGCTTGACCTTGGGGCCTTTCGGCTTCTTGGCGTGGGGCTGATCGAGAACCTTAAGCATTCAGATCGGCCGGAATGCATTGCCAGACCACGGGGATCTGGCCTGTCCTGCCGCCCGGGTTGCTGCCCGGGTCGCCGCCGACCGCAATACGGTCCTTCCACTCGTCGGGCTCGCGGTTTTTGAGCCAGAAGATCTGGGCAGTGACGTTGCCGCCTCGAGCGCTCTTGAAGAGCGATTCCTTGACCAGCGTATTGGCCACGCCTTTGCCGCGGGCAAGTTCCTTCTTGCAGCGGGTCTTGATGGTGGTGGCACTCAGGCCGGTCATGCTGGCCATGTACTCGACCGGCGCGCCGTAACCGGCGAGCGCCAGGATCAGATCCTTCGTTTCCTTAGTGATCTCGGCCTTGTGGCCGCGACCCGGGCCTGCCTTGGGCTTCTTAGCGGCCGGCATTGCAATACCTCGGCGATGTGGCCTTGCGGCGTTCGTGGCGATTGCGCGGCTCGTAGGAGAGGCTTCCGTCCTTCTGCTCGACCGCGTTGCGAAGCTGGACGGGCTTGAACCATTGGAACTGGACGTCTTTTGAATACTCGGTCGGCATCCGCTGGGTCTGAACGATATCGACCACACCCGGGGCTGTCGCTGAGGCTCTGGACAACTTCGCCAGCATCGCCGCACCGATGGAAGCGGTCTCGACGACGCAGATCATGCGGTTGAGAGGGGCGGTGTCGCTCATTCGGCCGCCACCAGCGCTGGCGAAGGAGCCGCGGCAGGCTTCGGCTTTGTCCCCCGGGAGGAAAGGGACGGCTGGTCTTTGGCCTTGGCCTGCCGCGTAGGCTTTTTGCGCTGATTGCCGCAGCGCGTCTTCTCGACATCAACGAAGGCAGGTGATCCCTTCGCATCCAGCACGGCTCTCTTGCCGGTGAATTCTTGCCAGCGGCGCACAATCAGATCGACATAAGCCGGATCGAGTTCGATGCCGATGGCGGTGCGGCCCATGGTCTCAGCGGCGATCAGCGTGGTGCCGGAACCCATAAACGGGTCGTAGATGATGGCCTGCTTCTTCGTGAGCGAGCCGATCAGGTGCGCGAACAGGGCCACCGGCTTTGGGCAGGTGTGCAATTCGCGCAGGTTGACGCCGCCGACCTTCTCGCGGTCAGTGGAGAAATACAAATGATCGTCGGGCAGGTTCTTGGCCGGGGGCGAGACCACCAGCACCGGCTCCCACGTTCCGGCGCCGCCGAGACCGTTGCCGGATTGGGCATAGCCCTTGTGCCAGACCAGAACCTTGGATTGGCCGAACCGATCGAGATCCCGGCGCAGGTTCATCAGGCCAGGCGTCCAGACCTTGCCCTCGGGGCCGAACTTGAAGGCGTTGGCCACCAGCAAGGCGTTATCGGCCGGCTTATCGGCGTGGGTGCGGTACTTGTAGCCGATGCCGTAGGGTGGGTCGCTGCACAGGAGCGACGCCTTAGCCTTGCCCATGACGCCGGCGAAAGCGACAGGATCGGTCGAATCGCCGCACACGATCCGGTGAGATCCAAGGATCCACACATCGCCAAGCTTACTCACCACGGCCGCCGAAAGCGCGGGAGTGTGATCGGGATCCGTCAGACCGCCGCGCTGGCCGATGCCAAGGTGAGAGATCTCCGTCAGGCTGAATCCCGTCAGCTGGGCGTCGAACCCGGCCGCCGAAAGCGCGGTGAACTCTTGCTTGAGAATGTCGATATCCCAACCGGCGTTGAGCGCCAGCTTGTTGTCGGCGATAACCAGTGCCCGCTTCTCGACGGCGGTGAGTCCGGCCAGCGTGATCGTCGGCACTTCGTCCATTTGCAACTTTTGAGCGCCGAGCAAGCGCCCGTGGCCGGCGATGATGCCGTCCTTCTCGTCGATCAGGACTGGATTGGTGAAGCCGAAGCGCTGGATCGCTTCAGCCAGCTGCCCGACCTGTTTGGCCGAGTGCGTGCGCGCATTCTTGGCATACGGGATCAGATCTTCCACGCGCCGATAGATGATTTTGAGCGGCTGCCCTTTTTTTAAAGCTGTCGGTTTTGCTGAAGCTGAAGGTGATCTCGTCATTTCCGGTATCACCAAGTGACTGAAATGAGAGAACCGGCGCGTAAGAAACGGCCGGTTTTATTGATCTTGTGCGCGGTGTTGGATTGCGACACTCAGTCCCCTCGCGTTCGGTGCGACTGGGTTCTGAGGTTCTATGGGTCGAAGAAATACACCTCACCGATGGAGATTGTCTAGGTGTTGTGGTGCGTGTTATAGAAATTTTGCCAAAGTGAGTGCGCTTCCTGACGAC